AGCAGCAATACAACGGAATTGCTGTCAAAAACACAACCAGCACCTACCCGCAGGTGCTGTACGTCAACATGGGCTACCCCGACATTACGATGACGGTGTACCCTGTGCCTACTTCGCCACTTGAATGGCACATTGTGTCGGTAGAAGAATTGACGCAGCCAGCGGTACTGGCAACTACGCTGTCATTTCCTCCAGGCTACCTACGATGTTTTAGGTTTAACTTGGCCTGTGAGATTGCCGCTGAGTTTGGCGTTGAGCCAAGCCCACAGGTGCAGCGGATTGCTATGACCTCCAAGCGCAACATCAAGCGCATCAACAACCCTGACGATGTGATGGCAATGCCCTACGGCATTGTTGCTAATCGTCAACGCTACAACATCTACGCTGGGAATTTTTAATTATGACTACCGTTGCCATCTCTGGTCTGCCCGTTGCCACCGTCATCAACGCTGCTGACATTGTTCCATTTGTCCAAACTGGCACAACCAAAAGCATCAGCAAAACCCTGCTGTTCACCAGCCCTGCAATTGCGACTCCGACAATTACAAACCCAACAGTCAGCACTGGCACATTTACTACGCCAACAATCACGAATCCAACAGTCAGCACGGGTACATTCACTAGCCCTGCATTGGTGACACCAGCAATCGGCGCAGCTACAGGCACAAGCCTTGCGCTCACTGGTCTAGCTACAGTTGGCACAACCCTTGGTGTTACGGGCGTGTCCACGCTAACTGCTGGTGCGGTTATTGAAGGCATGACGGTAGGACGGGGAACGGCTGGTATTGCATCAAATACGGCTGTGGGAGCGTCAGCTTTGCTGGGAATTACTACAGGGACCACAAATACCGCCGTGGGTTCTACAGCAGCAAAATTTATTCAAGGTTCTGTAGCCTGTGTTGCTATTGGAAATGCTGCATTGGCTAACGCTACCGCTGGCAACAACAACACGGCAATTGGCTCAAATTCCTTAACGTCAGGAACCCCAGGCGATAACTGCACTGCGGTGGGGCAACTTGCACTAACAAATGCGACAGGCAGCACAAACACCGCAGTTGGCGCAAGAACATTGTCAGGTGCTACAGGTGGTTGTGTAGCGTTAGGTTATTTTGCTGGCACATATGAGACAGGCGCAAACGCTTTCTACGTCAATAACCAAGACCGCACCGACAACACAGGCGATAGAACTAAATCGTTAATGTATGGCGTATTTAATACCACCGCAGCAACGCAATCACTAGCAATCAATGGCACGTTGGCAGTCTCAGAAATCACAGGCACAAGGGCAGCAGCAACAACAATTGCAAGCGCAGCTACGATTGCGCCAACAAAAAGCATCACTTTTATTTCTGGAACCGCAGCCGTTGTAACTATTACTGCAATTGCCCCGTTTACCACTGGTGGCGGCACAATTACTTTGATTCCAACTGGCGCTTTTACTTGGACAACCGCAGGCAATATTGCTGTGGCAGGAACTGCTGTAGTTAATCGGGCATTGACCATGACCTACGACTCAACCACAACAAAGTGGTATCCAAGCTACGTCTGACATGAAAACCCCCATTCTTGGTTCGGCCTATGTTGCCCGTAGCGTTAATGCTGCGGATAACAGGATGGTCAACCTTTTCCCAGAAGTCGTCCCAGACGGAGGAGAGACAGGCGGGTTTTTGAACCGAGCGCCTGGGCTTGACTTGCTGGTGACGGTTGGGACAGGGCCAATACGAGGCTTGTGGACGTTTAACGGCGTTGGCTATGTGGTTAGTGGCACGGAACTTTACAGCTTCACCACGGGCTATGTAGCCACCTTGCGTGGCACGGTAGCAGGCACTGGCCCAGTCAGCATGAGCGACAACGGCACTCAGTTGTTCATTGCAGCCAATGGGCCGGGTTACATCTACAACAGCAGCACGGCAGTCTTTGCCCAAATTACTGACGTTGACTTTGCTGGTGCGCTAATCGTTGGCTACCTAGACGGCTACTTTGTCTTCATTCAGCCAAACAGCCAGATATTCTGGCTAACACAACTGCTGGACGGTTCATCAGTTGACCCGCTTGACTTTGCCAGTGCCGAGGGTTCGCCTGACGGTTTGGTCAGCATGATTATTGACCACGGGCAGATTTGGCTGTTTGGCACTAATTCAGTCGAGGTTTGGTACAACTCTGGCGCTGCTGACTTCCCCATGACCCGCATCCAGGGTGCGTTTAACGAAATTGGCTGCGCTGCGGCCTTCTCTGTTGCCAAATTGGACAACGGCATCTTCTGGCTAGGCGCAGATGCGCGAGGCCAAGGCATCGTCTACCGGGCCAATGGCTACACCGGCACTCGGGTTAGCACCCACGCGATTGAGTTTGCCATTGCCCAATACGGCAACATTTCTGACGCCATTGCCTACACCTACCAGCAAGAAGGCCATGCTTTCTACGTCCTGACATTCCCAACCGGCAATGCCACTTGGGTCTACGATGTGTCTACCCAGGCATGGCACGAACGGGCTGGGTTTGACAACGGCCTGTTTATGCGCCACAGGTCAAACTGCCAGATGGCGTTCAACAGTGAGATTGTGGTGGGCGACTACGTTAACGGCAACATCTATGCCTTTGACTTGGATGTGTACGCTGACAACGGCGACATTCAAAAGTGGCTCCGCTCATGGAGGGCGCTGCCGTCAGGCCAAAACAACCTCAAACGCACGGCCCACCACACTTTGCAACTTGACGCTGAAACAGGCGTTGGTCTGGGCATCACGCCAGAGCAAACTGCTGACGGCATCATCACTGAGTTGGCAAACGTCCCAGCAGCAGGGCCAAGCTACCAACTGATTGCTGAGTTTGATTGGGAGTATCTGGCAACCGAGTCGGGCCTTGAGATCATCACTGAACCATCCCTAGGTCTGCCGGGTGAGAACTTGGTGACTTTTGCCTACACCGGCCCAGACATTGACGGCGCGGATATTGTCACCGAGTCATTCCCTGCCACCCCAGGCTATGACCCGCAAGTCATGCTCCGTTGGAGCGACGATAGCGGTCACACTTGGTCAAGTGAGCATTGGACGAGCATGGGTAAAATTGGTGAGTACGGCTACCGCACGTTCTGGCGGCGGCTTGGTTCGTCCAGAGATCGGGTCTATGAGGTTAGCGGCACTGACCCGGTAAAGATTGCCATCATGGGCGCTGAGTTGGTGCTGAGTCCAACGTCAAGCTAGTATGTCAAACGTCACCCAAATCCCTGCGCCTCGGGTTGCTTTTACCCAAGACGGGCAGATCACGACCCAATGGTTTCGTTGGCTGAACAACGTCTACACCATCACCGGCTCTGGCCTTGGCATCACGCCGGTAATCAACGGCGGCACGGGTTTAGGCACGATCCCCACCAACGGCAAGCTGCTGATTGGCAACGGCACAGGCTATTCGCTCAACACCTTGACGGCTGGCACAGGCATTACTGTAACCAATGGCGCCGGGACAATAACCGTGGCCTCCAGTGGCGTGACAAGTTTTAGCGCAGGCACAACGGGGTTTACGCCCAGCAGCCCGACAAGTGGTGCGGTGGTGCTGGCAGGCACATTGGTGATAGCGAATGGCGGCACAGGAGCCAGTACAGCCGCAGCAGCGCGAGCCAACCTGGGTGCTGGCACAGGCAATGGCACAGTGACCAGCGTAGGCGGCACAGGTACGGTCAACGGCATTACCCTAACGGGCACAGTTACCACTGCCGGAAATCTAACGCTTGGCGGAACGCTGAGTGGGGTTAGTCTGACTACGCAAGTCAGTGGTATCCTGCCGATAGCCAATGGCGGCACAGGCACTTCCACCGCCGGGGTTAGCGCCACAATCGTGACTGCTAAACTGACCGCACTCGGCGCAGACGGCAGCATGACTTTTACAAACGGTTTGCTTACAGCGCAGACTCCTGCGACTTAGGTTGGGTAACAAGGAGAACGATTATGGGTTGGGGTCAACTATTAGGCGGTGCAGCAGGCTTTTTTCTTGGTGGCGGAAGCCCAGCGGGTGCGCTTGCTGGCGCTGCTCTTGGTGGCGCTCTTGATGAGGCTACTGGCGGTGGGCAAACAGGCGCTGCGCGTGAGGCGGCGCAGATTGCAAATGCTTCTAGCGACCGTGCTTTAGCGTTGCAACAGCGTATGTACGATGAAAGCATTGCTAGGCAGCAACCGTACTATCAAGCAGGCGTCAATGCGCTTCCAGGTTACCTCAAAGGCATAGCCGCAGGCGGCGAGTATGTTCGGCCTTTTACGATGGCTGATTTTAGAACTGACCCAGGCTATGCGTTTCGGTTGTCAGAGGGCCAAAAGGCACTTGACCGGCAAGCTGCTGCTCGTGGCGGTTTGATTTCTGGTAGTGCTTTAAAAGCCGCCCAACGTTATGGGCAGGAAATGGGTACGCAAGATTATGGTCGGGCACTCCAAGATTTCTATGGACGACAAGAAGTTGCGCGAAATGCCGCCGCTGGTGTAGCTGGCTTTGGCCCGACTTCCAATGCACTAGCAGCCACAGCAGGGGAAAGACTTGTAACTGGCTCTGCCCCACTCATGCAAAACCAAGGCTATAACACTGCCAACGCTATGCTGGCTGGGGAACGCGCAAGACAATCTTCCTACGGCGACATAGGAAAAGTCTTTGGGTCTGGTGGGTTTGGTAGTCTCCAAACTGGCTTTAACAATATGTTTGGCGCTAGGCAACCTGCATCTTCAGCATCAAGGTATATGCCTTCTGGTGGGTATGACCCCTATCTTCCAAGCGGCTATTACAGTTAAGGACACATCATGGCACTTAATTTTGGACTTCTTGACCAAGGTGGCCCGACAAATTTCTTTGAGGGCTACTCACAAGGCCAAGAAAAAATGCAGGCCAATGCAATGGCCCAGCAAAGAGCAGCGCAGGCCCAGCAAGAATTTGGTATGCGCCAGCAGGAGTTTGCCGCTGGTCAGGCTGAGAAGAAACGCCTGTCTACCGCAGCCATAGTCACGCAAAGAACAGCTTCTGCAAGGGAGGCAATACTTAACGCCCGTACTCCAGACGATGCTCGTGCAATTGAACAAGCGCAACACAACGACGAATACCTTGGCCCGATTAGGCGACAGTTCGGCAGTTTAGAAGCAGACTTGGCTGATATTCCAAACGAACCCACTGCTTTTAATCAGTGGAAATTAAAACAAGCATTGGGTGCAGCTAAATTTATTGAACGAATGGATGCTGACGCCCAGTTTGCCGCTGCTATGGGCGGCGCTCTTGCCCGTGCTGCGCCTGCACCTGTTCCCACCGCATCGGCTGCTACTGCTGTTGCACCTACTGTTCAAGCGTCCATAGACGACATGGTAAGCAGAGGTATACCTAGAGAAGCCATTACTATTGGCCCAGAAGGACAGGTATATGTTGGGTCTTATGGCTCAAACGTTGTTGGTGAACCACCAATAATGGAAAAATATTTTACGCCAGAAGGAAGTCTTGCTACTCGTCCTCAAGCGCCGTTAACACCTTTGAGGGTGGCGGCTAACCAGATGGCTCCCGGTTCTGTTAACGCAATGGCTCCGCAAGCACCGGCTGCTGTTGCGCCGCCAAGTGAATTGCAAAGACTAATTGATAGAAGAGATAATCTATCAAGGATTTCTGACCAAACGCCTAGAGTTAAAACTAACATTGAAAACTTAAATAGAGATATTGAACGTAATTGGCGTAGCAAAAGGAACTGGTAATCCAGTTTATTTAGATTCAATCAGCGATGAACAATACATATACGTTGCTGACGCAGACGGAAAACAAAAAAGAAAATTGTATTCTGGCCCAGTAGATAGATCGACTAGCAATGTAACTGCAACAGCTAATGCTAGATTACCTCCATTGGAGAGCGCTGAACAAAAAGGTAAAGGCGAATTAAATGTTAATTTATACAAAGTAGTTTCCGATGCAGCTAGATTAGCAACAAAAACTTTGCCTGCACTAGAGACACAAGCAAAAATTCTTGACTCAGGATTTAATACGGGTTTTGGAACGGCGGCTCAAAAAGCTGGTGCATCAGTACTGTCTGCATTGGGTGTGCCGGAGGCTACTAAATTTGCTACCGACGCACAAACATTTTTGGCTGCTACTCAACAAGCTGTTTTGCAAAAGCAACTTGAGCAAAAAGGCCCACAAACCGAATCCGATGCAAAGCGAATTACGGATACGGGGGCACAACTTGGCAATACTGTTAACGCTAATCGTTTTATAATTGATGTAGCAAAAGCCCAATTTAAACGCGATTTAAATCAAAGAGACTTTTTTGATAAATGGTGGGCAAAAAATAAAACTTACGAAGGCGCAGAAAACGATTGGTTTAATGGCGAAGGCGGTAAATCATTGTTTGACGCCCCTGAACTTACAAAATACGTTGCATCTAAACGCAGCGAAGCTGACGCAATTCTTAAAAGGAAGTGAATATGGCTACCGCTGACGAATACGCTGAATGGATTGTTAAGAATAAATCTCTTAAGGGTACGACCGACTTTAATACAGTTGCTAAAGCCTATGAAGAAGCAAAAGCAGCCGAATCTGCTCCTGCGTCTACATTAAAAATTGTTACTAGCGCACCATACAAAGCAATAGCGGGTGCTGCGGATATTTTTTTAACCGCGCCGCAAAACATAGCAAACTTAGCCAAAATGGGCTACGGAGTTGCGGCTACTGAAATGGGACGCCCAGACTTAGCGCCAGAAGTTACTGCTCCAAATCAACCAACATCAGAACTATTTCAACGCATTGGGTTAATTCAACCGCAGCAAGGCAAAACTACGCCATTTCAACGAGGCTTGGACGTTGCAATTCAAGGCGCTACGGGAGCATTGATGGGTAGTGGGCCTGCTATCCGCGCTGCTGCACCTACGTTAATGGGTCAAACTCGCGCAGCGGGGACGATGGCTGCTATGGGCGGCGGTGCTGGGGCTGCTGGGCAAGCTGTTACTGAAGTGACCGGAGAACCGCTATTTGGGGCTGCCACCTCTATGACTGTGCCTGGGCTTGCCATCGGCGCTGCGCGCGCTCGGCAGGCCAACCTGCAAGCCCAGCAACAGCGCAACGCAGTGCGTGATTTGACAATTCGGCAAGCGCAGCAAGAAGGCTACCTTATTACTCCTGGCAGCACTACACCTAGCACACAAAACGTATTGCTTGAGAGGTTGGGCGGTAAGACAAGAACACAACAAATTTTTGCGTCAGAGAATCAACAAGTTACTGATAGGCTTGCACGACGCGCAGCAGGAATTGGTGACACTGATCCGTTGACTAGCGCCAATATGAAACAAATTCGTGAAAACGAATACAAAAAAGGCTACGAACCTTTAAATCGTATTGGTGCAGTACCTGTAGACTCGCAATTTAACACCGCGCTTGACAATGTATTGGCCGCGTACACTGGCGCCGGAAAGTCATTTCCAAACGCCATTCCTGAACCAGTGCAAAAATTGGTTAGTGGTTATCGCATGGGGCAGTTTGATTCTGCTGATGCAATTAAAGCAACACGCAACTTGCGAGATTCATCCCGCGCAAATATGGCGAAGGGGGAAAATGAATTAGGGTTAGCTCAACGCGCCATTAGCAATGCGCTAGAAGACCAAATTGAACGCACTTTGCAAAACGCCAGCAATCCAAACACACAGGCAATGCTAGATCAGTTTCGAGCGTCACGGCAACGTATGGCAGTTAGTCATGCTGTAGAAAATGCCATTGTTCAAGGTGGCGGCTCTGTTAATGCTCGACAATTAGCAAATGATTTGCAGGTTAGGGGAAGATATTTTAGTGGCGATCTTGATTTAATTGCAAAGTTTGCAAACATAGCAAGACCTGTAATGACGCCTCCAGGAGCAGCCGGAACTCCCGGTGGAGGCTCAATGCTTGGGCCTACTTTGGGTGGGGGCCTTGGGGCTGGCACGGCGGCTCTTTTTAATCTTGGGCCAACAGGAGTCTCAGCGGGGGCCATGTTGGGCGCAGCAGCACCAAACATAGTGTCCGCTGGAGCCAGAAGTTATTTGCAATCCCCTATGGGACAAAGACGGGCGTTACCCACATACGACCGCCCTGGCGTTAACGCGCTTGCGGCTAGTAACGAAGCCAGATTGCGTTCTTTAATGGGTTTGCCAACTTTTACCAACCAGCCTAGAGAAGTTACCAACGCTATGGAAATTTTAGGCGGTTCACGATGACACCCGAAGACCGCTCCCTGCTGATCTCCGACCTGCTCGTTGCGCTCAAGAGCAGTGATGCCTGTCTCAACATGGAGGAGCAGCAGTGGGTAAAGAACGCCATCAAAGCGCAGAACGACATGGAAAAGCTGCGGAAGGCCATCATTGAAAAAACACTCGCTGGTCTAGTCTGGGCGGCTATTATTGGTGTGGCCTATCTGTTTGTAGATTTCTTGCGAAACCACGGGCTAAAGATATGAACTATTACCTCAATGCCTTCAATGAAATGTTGCGTAAGCGGCAGGAGAACCAGATGGGGCGCGGTGGGGGTGGCAGTGAGCGCATGACCAGCCCTTTTGACACTATGTCAAATGCTCAAAAGGCGGGTTACTACAGCGACAACCCTACGATGGCGGCGATCACGCAAGGTTTGCAGAAAGGGTTTGGCATGACCAGTTACGGGATGCTGCAAAACGCCCTAGTGCCTGATTTTGTGCGCGAACAGGGCATGGTAGCCCGTGGAATTGACCCTAGCACTGGTTTGCAAGTCGGCGGCTATGGTTCGCAACCGGGCACTTCTGGGATAACGCCCACTGGACTTTACGGCGACCAGTTTGCGGGTGAGACTGCGCCAAAGTCTAGGGGTATGTTTGAGTCTTTTTTAAACGATGTTCTTCCCAGTTCCTCAGTGTCTTTGGGGCCACCAGCGCCTGTCGAGACTCGGGAGGCTACGCCCAATCCGTATGCTGGAGAAAATCCAGCCCTAAGTTCAACAGGTAGCGGTTTTGCTGGCGCTGATGTTGGCTTTGGCGGTGGGTTTGGCGGTGGTGTTGGAACTGGAATCAGTGGCGGCAGTCCTGCTGATGCTGCTGATTTGGGCTACAACCAAGGCGGCATGGTCACACCCGAACGCTTAATGGGCCGCGCTCCTGCACCTGACGATGGCTACGGGGCGCTAAAAATTGGCGAACACGTTATTACCAAGGAGGCGGTGGAGAGGTACGGCAGACGTATGATGGACGCTATCAATAATGGCACTTTCCGCTAATCATGGAATTTTTCGAGGCACTGGCAAAGGGTTGGCCCATGCTGCTGGCGCTGATAACGCTCATCATTGTGCTAGCAAAAATGGATATCAAAATTGCCGTGTTGGAAGAAAAAGTTAAATCGTTGTTTGAGATATTCAACCGGAAAGAAAAATAATGAATAACGAAAAAGGCGCGTTAATTGAAAAGCTCACGTTTGCAGTGTTGCCGTTGCTGTTCTCATGCGTTGTCTATTTGATGAGCGCCTTGTCCAACTTGGCCCATGAGGTCACAGTTCTCAACAGCAAAATCAGTCTGGTAGTGACGAGCGATAACCGGCAAGCCACTAACTCAGGCGCTGAACTGGCCCGTGAAAAACTGCGTCAAGACCTTGAAAAAGAAATCCAAAAGAACCGCGACGACATCATGCACAACCGGCAGGATATTGCCATCATCAACACCCGGCTGGAGAAGAAATAATGCTTACTTTGCTCTCCACCCTCATCAGCTTCCTCGCTGGTGGCCTGCCCAAGCTGCTTGGTTTTTTTCAAGACCGTGCTGACAAAAAGCATGAGATGGCAATGGCTCAACTGCAAATTGAGCGCGAGCTTGAGCTACGCAAAGCTGGGTTTGAGGCCGCGCAACGAGTTGAGGAAATCAAGGTCGAAGGCCAGGCTATTGAAGCAGAGGCATCAGAACGCACTGCACTATACGCGCACGACATAGCCATAGGACAGGGTGCTAGTCAGTGGATGGTGAACCTACGCTCTGGTGTCAGGCCCATGCTGACCTACGGCTTCTTCATCCTGTTTGCGTTTGTTGAGGTCGGCGGCTTTGTCTACGCATGGCATCGGGACATTGCATTTGATGTGCTTATTGCAAAACTGTGGGACGCTGATACCCAGATCATCTTTGCATCCATCATCAGCTTCCATTTCGGTGGACGGGCATTTAAAGGTGGCAAGGATTGAAAGTCTCTGATCGTTGTAAGGAGATGATCAAACACCATGAAGGCGTACGGTATAAGCCGTATCGTTGCCCAGCAAAATTGTGGACTGTAGGAGTAGGCCATGTTCTTTACCCAAATCAAGGTCGTTTACCACTGGATCAGAGGGATGCTTTTCCGCTGGAGCCGCATGACAACCGTACTTTTTCGAGCAACGAAGTAGATGGAACCCTTGCTTTTGATCTCCAGCGATTTGAGGTTGGGGTCGCCCGACTTTTTCCTATGGTG